GCCTCACACCACGGGCAAGGCCACGGACTTTTCCATTGAGGGTGAGCGGGCGTACCTGCTGGTGACATTCGCGCTTTCCTGCGAGCCTCCCTGCCACATGTCAGGTGTCGGGATTGGGCAGCGCGATGGAACCCCAAGGCTGGTACACTTAGACAGTCTCACGGCGGCGGACGGTTTCCCGCGGCCGAGGATCTGGACCTATTGATGTGGGCGACGCGGTTGTGACCGCGCCGTAGGCGAATGGCAAGAACGGGCAAGAATCGCGCGCTGACCGATAGGCAGGCGGCGTTTGTTCGAGAGTACCTCATCGATTTCCGGGCGGCGGCGGCAGCGCGTAGAGCAGGCTACAGGGCAAAGGACATTGACTCAGTTGCGTCTAACCTGCTCAAGGTTTCTCAAGTCGCGGCGGCGGTGGCCGCAGGCCAAGCCAAGCTCGAGGCCAAGAGCGAAATCAGCCAAGTGCGAGTGCTGAAAGAACTGGAGTTGCTGGCGTTCTCGGATATCACGCACTACGTCGTAGACGAATCAGGCAATGTGAGGCTGGCGCCAGGGGCACCGGAAGGGGCGCTGCGGGCGCTGTCCAGCGTCAAGCACAAGGTTCGTAGCTACGGGGAAGGCGAGCGGGCCACCGTCGAGCACGATGTTGAGATTAGGCTGTGGAACAAGCCTGAGCCTCTCAAGTTGGCCGGCAGACACGTGGGTGTCAAGGGATTCGACGAGGGCCGCAAGCTGGACATACCCGAGGACGCAACCGCGGTGACATTCACCCTTGATTTAGGCAAGCATGGCGACGGCGATAGCGAGTAAGCCGCGCGTCATCCCCTACCGGCGGCCCTGGCTGACTGGCTACCAGCGCTCATCCCTGTTCTGCCCAGAGCGCTACTCGATCATCGAGGCGACCACCAAGGCGGGCAAAACCGTTGGCGCGCTGGCCTGGCTGCTCGAGCAGGCCATCATGGGGCACAGCGGGGAGAACTACTGGTGGATCGCGCCCGTAGACTCGCAGTCCAAGATCGCCTTTCGGCGCGCCAAGCGGGCGCTACCCGTCGCGATGTACACGGCCAACGAAAACGAGCGCACACTCACGCTGGCGAACGGCGCGGTGTTGTGGTTCAAGTCTGGGGATCACCCCGACTCACTGTACGGCGAGGACGTCTTCGCGGCGGTGATAGACGAGGCCTCGCGCGTGAAGGAAGAATCCTGGCACGCGATCCGCTCTACGCTCACGGCGACGCGTGGCAAGCTGCGCGTCATCGGCAACGTCAAGGGCCGGCGCAATTGGGCGTACGAGCTGGCGCGCCGGGCAGAAGGCGGCGAGCCCGGCATGCACTACGCCAAGATCACGGCGGCAGACGCGATCAAGGCGGGGATTCTGAAAGCAGAGGAAATCGAAGATGCCAAGAGCAAGCTCCCAGCCAGCGTGTTCCGCGAGCTCTACTGGGCCGAGCCGGCCGACGATGGCGGAAACCCGTTTGGCTGCGATGCGATTCGAGCGTGCATTGCGCCGCTGTCGGTTTCCCCGGCGTCCGCCTTCGGGCTCGACCTCGCGAAGTCCGGCGATTGGTGCGTGCTTATCGGACTTGATGCGAGTGGAAGCGTTGCGCTGTTCTCTCGCTGGCAGGCCCCTTGGGAGACGACGATATCAAAGGTACTGTCGCTCATTGGATCAACTCCGACGCTTGTTGATTCGACGGGTGCTGGAGATCCGGTCCTCGAGGCGCTCCAGCACCAAGGCCGCGAGCAGGGCGCGCGCGTCGAGGGCTACGTGTTTACCTCGCCGAGCAAGCAAAAGCTCATGGAAGGGCTCGCGGTAGCGATCCAACAGCGTCGCGTGCGCTTTCCCCCGGATGAGCCTCCGATGCGTGTGCTCGTGAGCGAGCTAGAGTCCTTCGAGTACGAGTATCACCGCCTGGGCGTGACCTACTCGGCGCCTCAAGGGCAGCATGACGACTGCGTGTGCGCCCTGGCGTTGGCGGTGCAGCGCTTGGGGTACGCGGTAGAATACGGCGGCGCCGTCGCGGTTCCAGCGCAGACTCACGGCGGCGGGATGCGCGCGAACTACAGCGGGTTTGGCAGGAGATAGGCACATGCTGCAACAGAGACGACTTTCAGACATCGTGGCCGAGGCCGAGCGCCTGGAGCGCGCCGACGAGGAGCGCCGTAGCTCGCGAAGGCTTGTAGCAGAAGTGCAGGCTGGATACGACAACCTGAAAGAGAGCTGGGGACGCCGTGTCATTCGGAAAACCGGGGAGTTGGTTCGGAAAATAACTCCGGCGAAGGGACGTGGGCACCTCATGGAGTGGCTGGGAGGCCCGGCGCTCACCGGTATCCTGAGCGCAGGGGATGAGGCAGGCTTCCGCGTGCTTGGCGGCAGCGCAGGTACGCGCGACCTCTACCCGATGAGCCATATCAGCATGATGCGCGTGTGCCGCTACCTGTACGAGTCCGACGATCTGGCCGGGTTCATCGTGGACATTCCGCTGGATCTGGCCTTGGGCGGCAGCGAGATGAGCTACAAGGTGACGGTGGACGAGCGTGTTGAGCCCGACAAGAAAAAGATGAAGGACGTCGTGCGGAAGATCCGCGACACGATGGACTTGTTCTGGGACGATCCCGTGCATGACTTCCGCGGCCGCGCTATCGAGTACATGACGACGCTGCTCGTGGACGGCTCGCTGTGCCTCCAGGTCGTGGACTGCAACCCGTACAGCGGGCTGCCTCACCTTGACTTTGTGGACTCGATGCAGGTGTACGCCGTGCGCAAGGCGCCGGAGTCTGCGATGTCGCCTGGCGAGGTGGATCTCGTGCGGGCGAACGGCACGGACGCGGAGCCCTACCTCGTGGTGAGGCCCGATGCCGGCACGCGGCTGTACAGCGCCGACTTCAGCAATCCGGCATTGCGCTCGCCGGATGAGGCGGCCACTGATGCCCGCGACCTCAAGGGCCAGGTGATGTACTGGCGCTACTCGCGCATTCCCAATAGCCTGCGCGGGCGATCCTACCTCATGCGGCCGGCGGACTGGATTGACGCGGTAAACCAGTTTGGCTGGACGGCGATCGATCGCGCGCGGCTGCTCAACTCGCTGCTGTGGGACGTGACACTCAAGGGCGCGCCCGCTGCAGAGTGCAAACGCCGGCTGCAGGAGATCATGCAGAATCCGCCCACCGTGCCGAATACGGTGCAGGTTCACAACGATGCCGAGGTGTGGGAGGCGAAGACGGCGGATCTGAAGGCGAGCGAGACAGAGGTGATGCTGCGCGCGACACGCGGACGCGTGCTGGGCGGGCGCGGAATCCCCGAGGCCTGGTTTGCCGAGGGCGGACACTCGACGCGCGCGACGCTCAGTGAGCAGTCGCCGGTTGCGATTATGGCGCTGAAGGCCTTGCAGCAGCTCTGTAAGCGCATGTGCTGCGTGCCCCTCAACTACGCGTACGACTGCGTGCAGGCGAAGATGGGGCTGCCCCTGCGCGTGGCTGAGCCGGCCAAGGGCGGCTACACGCAAGTAACGCTGGAGCCCGAGTTGCCACCGCTAGAGGCGCCGGCCAAAGAATCGATCGGCGCGGATCTCAAGGCATTGTCGGACGCGATGGTCGCGATGACGAGTGAGGCGCTGCTTTCTCAGGAGACGGCGCGATCAATCGTGTCCATGGTGGTGTCGCAGAAGACAAGCATTCAAATCGACTCGGACGACGAGCGTGAGCGAATCGACGAGGAAGCGGTCCAGCGCGACCAAGACAAGGCAGAGGAACAGGCAGAGCTCGCGCAACGGCTGTACCTACAGAGCATGTCGAAGGGCGGGCCCGCGGCTCCGGGGACTCCGGCAAAGCCGGCTCCGCCACAGGAAGGTGGCAATGGCAAAGCACAAGCCGTACAGCCTCAAGGCCAGGGCGCGGCGGCTCCAGTCTCAAACGCTGGGTAAGGTGACGCTGATCGCGCTCGAGTCGCAGCGCTACTGCATCCATCGCCAGCGCCTCACCGACGATGAGCTGCTCGCGCTGCTGCACAGCGCGGGGCGGGATCTGGCAGAGCAGATGTCGCGCCGGCGCGGGCCGCAGTTGATCGTGCAGCCGAGCGTGCAGCAGGTGGCGCAGGTTGCGGGAGCAAGGCCGTAGTGGCGAGCAAGCCCCGCGCTGTCGCAGCCGCGCTCAAGCGCGCTGCCACTCTGCGCAACGACTCGGCAGAGGCGCAGGTCAAGCTGCTGTTGGACGCGCGCGCCGACATCAAGGCCATGCTCACGCAGGCTTCGGGCTACCGCGTGTTCCACCTGCAGCAGGTTCTGGGCGGCATCGAGCAAACGCTGGCCCAGTATGGTGGCGCGGCGCACTCGATCATCACCAATGCGGTGCGTGATGTGTCGGGCGCGGCCACGGACATGGTACGCGGGGCTGGCGTGCCCGTGCTGTATGGCGTGACACCCAAGCTGGCCCAGGCCGTCATCGATGTCACCACGACGCAGGTGCAAGCCGTGTGGGCGGAGCTGGGGAACGACCTGAAGATCCTGACGCAGCGCACGACGCTTGGCATCACCGATCCGTATCAGGCAATCCAAGGGCTGCTCAAGGCCTTTGATTCGGCGAATACCTGGCGCAGCAGCGAGGCCGACGCTGAGCGCATCATGCGCACAGAGGTGGGGCGCACTTTTTTGATGGCGGGGCAGGACGAGCTCGAGCGCGCCAAGGCGAGCGGCGTGGACGTGGAAAAGTGGTGGCTGCCCGTGGACGACGAGCGCACGCGTGAGGATCATGTCCAGGCCGGCAAAGATTACAGCATCGACAACTCGATTCCGATCGATGAGGCTTACGAGGTGGGCGGCGTCAAGCTCATGTTCCCGTGCGATCCGCAGGCTGAGGGAGACGCGAAGGACGTGGCGGCCCAGTGCGTTAACTGTAGATGCAATAGCGTGCCCAAGGTCGGCACGGGTGAAGGCGAGGAGCAGCAGGAGGCTGAGCGCCGCGAGGTGCTGGCGCTGCTGAGGGAGGCTGCGTAGATGGCGAGGCGTGTACGGCCGACGAACGATGAGCGGGCGGCGAAAGCAGAGGAGCCTAGCGCGGAGGAGCTGCCCTGGACGGTGGAGCGCGCGGCGCAGGACTTCGGGTATCAGCCGGATCAGGTGCTGGCGCACACGCGGCTCGCGGATGGGCGCGCGGTGCTCGTGATGCGGAGCGGGCATCGGTTGATCTGGCCCGACCACATTGCGCGGGCCAGGGAGATTCCCGAAAACCAGAAGCGCGGCGAGCGCATCCCCAGCACGCCAGCCGGGACGGTGTGGGATCATCTGAACGGAAAGAAGGGGCAATCATGACCGGGTGTGAGGTGGCGTTGCGATTGTCCAAGGATAAGCGGCTATGTTGGAAGTCGCGTATCTACATGCGCATGGTGTATCTGGCGCGGATTCCAGAAGGCGGGACGATGTTCGGCGATCATCGCGGCTGGGGTGCGTGGCGGTGGCTCTATCTTGTTCCGTTTCTCCTTGCTCGGCGGGCGCTTGGGATTTAGCCGCGAATACCGCTGCGATGGTGGAAATAGTGGGCGTGGATCGCCTGCTGGAGCGCC